TCGCCTGGGCGTACTCCACCGCCCTCGCTTCCACCGCCTGGAGTTTCGCAAGCGCCTTGTGGAGCACCCGGCGCTTGCCCTGGGGGAAAAAATCGACCAGTTCCTCCAGCAGCGCGGTGGTGGCGTGTTCGATGGCATCGCCCGCCATGGCCCGCCCGAAGTCCTCGTCGCTCACGTTCTGGGCGTCGGCCTCCGGCTTGCACACCACGTAGATCACGTCGCAGAGCAGCACGGGGTCGGAGGACAGCCGTTCGAGCAGATCGCCCTCGACCGCCTCCATCAGGTTCACATCGAGCGCGGTGCGGACGCGCTTGATCGCGGCCACGTTGACCGCCACGGTCCAGGTCCGGCCCGCGTTGTCGTTGAAGGTCTTCATCGGTAAGCACTCCTTCCGTTGAGAACGGGAATCAGGCGGCGGGACGGGCGGCCGGAACGCGACAGCCCGCCCCGCCTGCCGGGGTTACGGGGTCGGTTCCACCCACGCCGGGGCACGGGTCGAGTAGGTCGGCTTGGCCGTGACCGACACGGTGATCGCCTCCTCCAGCGCCTCCTTGCGGCTGAAGCTGGTGATCGAGAAGTCGGCGTCGAGCCCCTCGCCGCCCGCCTCGTCGAGGATCGCCAGGGCAATCGGGGTGTTGGCGAAGTAGGCGTCCTTGATGGCGGTGAAGCCCGCGTCGTCCGAGTCCCAGATCATCTCGAACTCGACCGAGCCGGTCTTCAGCGTGCCGATGGTGGCCCGCCATCCGGCGTTGGCCCGCGTGGTCACGTCGGCTTCGCCGGATTCCAGGTTGAGGGTGACGTCCTTGACGTTGGTCAGCTCCGTGGTGGCGGTCGCGCCCGCCGCGCCGTAGTAGAGCTTTGCTTCCATTCCGAGTTTGATCGACATCGTTCAGGTCTCCTGTTGCTGCTGTGTTGGTGACCGGGCCTGCGTCCGTCCGGTTGAATCGGTTCCTATGCCTTCACGGAGCTGGCCCACATGCGCGGGAGCCTGCTCCTGATCTTCTCGAGCGCCGGGCCCATGAGCGGACGCTTGGGGTACACCTGCCGCTTGTAGCGGCCGCCGAACTCGTGCGCGGCGGCAGACCGGCCCACGACCGTGTAGGTCGGGCCGATGAGCACGCGCTCGTGCTGCTTTTCCACCGCGTAGCGCAGGGCCCGCTTGAGCTGCCCGCGACGGGTGTGCGGCGGCCGCCCGGGCCGCGAGGCCTTCGCGGATCGCCGGATGCTCCGCCTGGCGGTCAGGCGCAGCGCCGCTCCGGCGTGTCCCAGGGAGCGGATCGAGCCCTCGGCGACACGCCGCCGGACCTTTCTCCGCTCGAATCGGCTGGTTGATTTCATGCGGATCATGATCAGCCTCCGATGGCGGTGCCGAAGTGGAGGGCCAGCGCGGAGGCTATCCGGTCGATGGCCTCCCCGTAGGTCGTCGGGGCGGTACCGTCCCAGGCGCTGCCGCTCTGGTAGTCGGTGCCGTCCGCGTAGGGAGCCAGGGCGAGCGGGCTGCCCGCGCCGCCAACCAGACCGGTCCCGGCCACGGCGGCCGCGAGCTGGGCCGCGCCCACCCCTTCATCGGCAACGCGAATGGGCCCCGCGCCGGTGCCCAGCGACACGGTGGGCGTGCCAGTGCCGTGACGAGCGGCCGCGAAGGTCGCCGCATCCGCCGGAGAATCCCCGGTGTCGGTCGCGGCCGTGAAGTGCGCTTCCGCCTCGGCGACGCCCATGGTGGCGGGCTGCATCCACTCGTCGAAGGTCAGGCCGACCGGGGAGGTGGATTCCGGGACGTTGGTCGACGCGCTTCCCATGTCCATGGCGTACTGCATCACCCGCCAGCTCGTGCCGTCGTGGTAGATGGTGGTGGGATCGCTTCCGGCCGCATCTCCGTAAATCCAGGTGCCGTTGTAGTGAACGCCGACCCGCTTCCAGGTCAGGTTGGCAGTCAGGCCCGAGGCATCCGGCAGGTAGAACCGATCAGGGAAGAAGGCGTTGTCCGGTCGCAGCATGGTCGGTGTCGTGGAAACACTGGTCGGCGGCGTGACACCCGCGCCTCCCGTGGCGTCTTCCCACGCACCGGTGAGTCCGGCCAGGCCGGTGGTCGACGCCTGGAACATGATCCCGGCGTACATGTCATCCTCGAACACCCAGCGGTCGGTGCCGCTGTCGAAGCGGATGCGGTGACCGGCGACAGTGCCCGCCTTCGAGTACACGGCGTCCGCCTGCAGGTGCGTCCCCGTGTGCAGCAGGTGAATGCCGTTGATCTGGTCCGTACCGACCTGCCAGTTGTCGCCCCCGTCCATCTGGACGCATTCCATGTCGCCGACGAGCGCGGGAACGCGGTCCGTCATCCACCACTGCTGCAGGGCTGCGCTGATGTCGAAGTGAACCAGGTTGAGATCGACGCCGTCCGGCGACCACACGGACTTGCCGCCGAAGTCCACGCCGGTGTCCTTGTACTCCGCGTTCGCTTCAGCCGGAGACACCGCACCGGCCAGCGTCACGAGCGTGTCGCCGGTCCCGATCTCGAGCGTGGCGTTGTCCAGGCGCGCGGACCAGACCCCGGCGTTGTCCTCGAGGCCGTCTCCCGCGACGGGAGCGCCGACGGCCGCGATCTCGTCGACCGCGGCCTGAACCGTCGTGCCGGTCAGGCCGGACCCGACGTTGTCGTAGGGCACCTCGGCGGCGTTCTGGAGGTTGAGGGCGTCGAGGAACACCCAGGCGGCGGGATCGCCCTCGATGCGGTAGAGGCCGTTGCCGTTCGGAGCGCCGGTGTCCTGACGGACGATGTAAAGTGTGTTCGCGGGCAGCGTGGCCGGGTCGGGCAGCTCGGCATAGGTGTCGACCGCGCCGCTGATGCCGTAGCCAGCCGCCGTGACTTCGGAGGCCAGGGCAAGGGAGCGGCCCTGCGGGTCGGTGACTCGGTCGCTCTCGGCCCATTGGCCCTGGTGGTGGACGACCATTCCGTTCTGAAGGTCGCCGATGAGGATCTTGTGGTCTGCCATGGTTCTGTTCTCCTGTGCTTACGGGTTGAGTTCAGTGAGGGTACCGAGATGCTTGGCCAGCAGGACTGCCAGCTTCGAAACGGCCTCGCCGAGGGTCTCGGGGGGATCGCTGTTCCACAGCGCTTCCGTTCCCGGCGGGATCGTGAACGCCCCGTCCAGCGAGGCGCGTTCGGCTTCGGTGATGACCGTCCCGCTTCCGGCGTTCTGCAGAGCGTCGAGCACGGCCTTGTTGGCGTGCTGATGATCGGTGCCGCTACCGCCGCCGGGAACGGGGAAATAGCCCATTACCAAGTCCCTCCGATCACGGTGACCAGGTCGCCGGGAGTGCCCTTGACCAGGATGCGCGACAGGTCGACCCGGTAGACGGCGTGGTACTCGCCGGGCATCCACGGGACCTCGCTGCCGTCGTCGCCCCGGAAGAACACGGTCGCCGCGTTGGTCGGCACGGCGCTGATCTCGAACGAGCCGATAAGCGGCGTGTTCGACAGGGGCTGGTAGTCGGCCGCGACCTCGATGCGGCGCATGATGGTGCTGTTCATCGGATCACCTCGAAGGTCAGGGTCACCACACTGGTGAACTGCCGGTACTGGTCGATGTGCTCGGGCGCGTAAACCGGCTCGTTCTCGATCTCCACACACAGGGCTTCCGGGTAGTCCGGGAGCCGCTTGCCGATGCCGAAGCACATGGTGATCTCCTCGACCAGCTCGAGGAGCTGCTCGATATCCGTCTCGTCGCCGAGCTTGCGCTGGACTCCGACGTCGATCTGCACCAGGCGCGAGCTGGCCTGGCGGCTGGCGCGCTCGAAGCTGACCGCGCGGGGCACCACCGAGACCTTCAGGCTGCGCAGGTTGCGCAGGTCGAAAATCGGTCGGAACACGACCTCGGCCTCGAACTCCTGGGAGAACTCGGTCGCGTTCATCTTGGCGGCGACGGCATTGGCGATGGCGGTGACGGTGGCCACGTTCGGTTACCTCATTTCAGTACGCTCGCGACGATGGAGCCGATGGCCGCCAGCAGTGCCAGCAGCGACGCGCCCGCAGCCGCGAGGATGGTTTTCTGCACTTCATGCACCTGCACGCAGGGCGGGCGGTGGTGGATGCTCGGGTCGCTCATGTGGAGCTTGAGCATCCCCTTCATCTCCGCGACGTCCTCGCGCATCTCGTTCACCACGATCCACAGATCGCGGCTGTCCGGGTTGTTGTGGCCGTTGGGCATGGGGTCATTCCTCGTCGATCTGTCGGGTGTGGATGCGCAGCGTGCTGCGGTTGACGTCCGACCAGCGCCACTCGGGCTCGCCCGCGGGCGACATCACCTCGTAGTGCAGGTCGGCCTCGATGATCAGGTCGCCGGGCCGGGGAAGGACCGCCGTGCCGTCGATCGCCAGATCGGCGGCCCGGACCAGGAAGTCGCGGGACTCGGTGTGCAGCACGCGGCCATACTCGTCGGTGCTCTCGAACCGGGTCCTGCCAATCGTGGCCTGGAGCCCGATGCGCTTGCCATCGCGCTCGAACCACACGGCGGTGGTCAGATGCTGATGGCGCTGGCGCTCGAGCCATTCGGCGGCCTTCCCCAGGAGGTTGCTCATTGATGGAGCCTCACCTGGACGGTTTCGTCGTCGTCCCCGGCGGCGAGAATGCTCTTGCCGAGGTAGGGATAGGCCGTGGGCGGGGTCGCGCCGTCGTCGGCGTCGGACGTGACGACCGCGCCGCCCGCGTTCCAGTGGAGCTTCACGCCCGCGTCGATGGCCGTTCCGGCCCCCGTCGCCTTCGGGATCGTGTAGACGCCGGTCAGCGCCAGGGCCCCGCGTTCTCCGGCCTTGATGTCGAGCTTGGCAATGCCCACCAGGTCGTTCTGGACCACCACGTCACCGGCATTCACGTCGGAAGCCGGGATGTAGTCGATGGCGTCGCCGCGTTGTCTGAAAACTGCGTTCATGTCTCGTATCTCCTGTGAGTTGAGGGTTGGGTTACTCGCCCTTGAACTTCACCATCCCCCGGAAGTCCTGTTCGCGGACGCCGAGGTCGAAGTAGACGCGGAACTTGATGCCGAGCGTGTCGAAGTCGGCGTCGCCCTTTTCCACCTTGGGCATGCGCTGGCCCTTGAGGTACCCGATCTCGAAGGTGTCCACGACCGCCG